CCAGCTCATCCTCGCGGGAGTCTGCATAAGCTCCCATTGCGATCTTGAGCCGTTCCCGCGCGGTGTCCAAGAGGTCTTTGTGGTCTTTCATGCACCCATCCAGCTTGTTGCGCCGACATATGGCATCCGAACATCTGGGAGAATCTTTCGTTTAATCGTGTTGGCCTTTCTTACACCCTCGCAGGCATAGCGCAGAGCGTCGATAATGTGGTTGTTCTTATCCTCAATCTCCGGCAAAATCTCTTCAGTAAGACGGTCTCGCTTGTAGCTGTATGTATTCAACTCGTCAACCAGATGCGTACACCTAGGATGAACAACAATGTCGAAGGACTGCAAAAACGCTATCCCTTCCTCGATGCTGTTCTTCCCCTTCTGCGCCGCCTGAATCTTCGGGTATCCGTTCTTCGCCATGTAGCTTATTGTTTCTGGTCTTGCTGAGTCTGCCCGGATAAACCATTTGCGCGACTCAGGCACCCGGTCAAACAAATCGGGGAGGTTGACAATCTCGCACCCGATCATGTATGCCTCATAATCAACGTACAGCCGGTTCCCTTCCAAAGAGCAGCGGATAAGGGTCGAAGGGTCCACCGAGTATCCCCAATCTGCACCAAGACGATAAATCGTTCCGGCTGGCCGTTCAAATTCCTCAATGATCCAGTTCTTGAATATGCGGGCTTCGCTGTTACGCCTGTACTCCCCAAGCCATACATGCGAGAACTTGTCGGAGTCTCTAGACTGATCGTACTCCAGTTCGTCCCTCAACACATCGGGCAGCCAGGGGTTGTCGCTGTAGTTTGCCCTCACTACAACCGCGCCCGGAGGCAGAGAATCGCCACGCAGTAACTTCTCTATCGGGTCTTTCTCGTCGTCCGGGTTCCAGCTAAACCACATTTCGCTATTGGGTTTCCGAATCGTGGGCCGGAGCAGGTCAAGGCTTTTCTGACTGGCTGCCTGCGCTTCCTCAAACCATGCCCGGCCAAAGCCCTCCAGAGACTTGATCGACTCAGCCGTGTGGTTCTGCATACCCTCGAAGATTATCACCCCGCCACGCTTGGTCAGGATGCGCCTGTCTTGCACCTCAAAGTACGCCCCGGCGTTCATTGACTCGATCTTGTGTTCCAATAGCTTTTTCACGGAAAACTCAAGGCTCTTGAGCGTTTCCCGGAGACACACGTTGTCGAGCTTCGCGCTGATATTCTCCTCAATCATCAAGTCAGCAAAGAAATTGCTCTTGCCTGATCCACGCCCACCATGTGCACCCTTGTATCGTGCCGGGGCCAAAAGTGGTTCAAAGACAGGGGCGGTTTCGATGATTAGTTCTGACATTTGCCTAACATACACCCCTGGGAATTTCGAATACTTTTGTTGATTTTATTCAACTTTTTTTGCTCCATTTTGGGGCTTTATTTAACGATCTTGCGGATAATCTCCGTAAACTCTATCGCGCCACCGTCTTTCCCGGTCACTTGCATCGGTAATACTTTGCCCACCAGGGCCATAAACGGGCCGGGATGCGCCAGGGCTTGCCTCTTGAGATACTCTTCTCCACCGCCTTTGCCGCCTGCTGCGTTGAGTGCGCCGAGGATCATTTCCTTAAGGTCTGTGGTGATCTTGTTGGGAACGCCCTTCTTTCTCCCGGCTCCCTTCGGGTTTTTCCCCGTCATAAATTTAACCCAATTGTTTTTTAAACAAAAAGCCCCGGCCTACCACTGGATCATCCAGCAGCAGAGCGGGGCTATTAAGCACAACTCGTTATTATCGCACAGGGCTAAAGCACGGTGCTTATTTACCTGACTTGCCCAGATTGTACTCTTTTTCAAGCAAAGATGCAAGCATTTTCGCCACTTGCCATAATATTTTTGCTAGTTTGTATTCGGGCATGATCAGACATGGGGCCGGTTATAGTCTCTATCAGGACACACCCAGAGATACACAAAATATAGGAGGATCAGATAAATCATTTTTTCACCTTACCGTTATCGAGTCAACGCCGCGCCCACATCTTGTCAGCCGCCAGTGTTTTGCCGTCCCACGCAATACAGGTCACAGCTGAACCCCGTATGTCAACCAGAATCTTGTCTTCTCGTGTGCGTACAGCATTTCCTGCTCATAAATCCCACTCAGAGAAGACAACCCCACGCATTGTGGCTGTTGCAGCTTTGCGCACCGACGCGCATAACTCATAGCCATAGGTAGTTGATTAACATTTGTGCAGCTATCAAAAACGCGCCGGGCTTTGTCCGTTAACCCATCGCGCTTGCCGTGTGAATTGAGATACCTTATTGCCGCTGTCTCTGCATTAATCATGGCATCGACTGCTCTGTAAGTGGGTCAATGCGGTTCGCCTCTGCCCTCAGGTGCGCCGCCTTGTCTTTGGAAAAGTCATTTTTGACCCCAACAGGGTAGTGCTTTAGTACCTTGCCGCAAACCTTGCATGATTTTCTCTCGACTATCCAGAGTCCATACCATTCATTGTTGAGAAATTCTATATCGTAATGCTCGCACTCCAGTTGCTTCACCCTCCTCTTCAGCCCCTCCACTTCCTCACACAACGATACAAGCTCCTGATTCGTTTCATTTTTTACTATTCTCCACACCATATCCCCTCCTTAAAACTCCCAGGTTAACACACATCCAATCCCCGCGCCGATCCCATAACCGGCAACATCGCCAGCGTCAAAGTGTTTGTCCGTCAGCTCCTTGGCCGTCCCGACCGCGATTGCCGCCAGTACCGCCACAACATCTGCTTTCCGTCCGGTCAGCCCCGAGTATTTGTGGACCAAATACGATACGCCAAGGCCTACCCCTGCGTGGACAACATCATCAAAGCCGCTACGCTCGATTGTTTCGTTGGCCTGCCGCCAGTTGCCAGCCGCCGCCGTGGAGCAGCTGCCGAACAACACCGTGAAAAAAAGTATTACCCATGTTGCGAGCTTTTTCATTATCTCCCCCTATTGCTCCCAAATCCATAGTAGTCTTGATACGCTTGCTCAAAACCATAACACGTCCGGCTGGTGCATATCGCGGTAGGTGGTTCTATGTTTTCTGGGTCGTCTGGGTTATGCGAATGACAATAGCAGGCTGTCCCGGTGTTGTACCGCGACAAATTCTTTCCGCATATCGTACACTCTCTAACCATGATTGCTCCATTTAAAACATTGTAACACCGTGTAATCATACTAGCAAATAATATTTTAAAAATATTTTCACAGGTTGCATTTTTATTCTTGACATAAACATCCATCGGCTGTATTTTATAATCAAAGGCAAGCATATAGCTGGCCGTAACCGGGAGAGAGACCATGAAAACAGAAAGAGATTTTGGCCGTGAGAATGCAGAGTGGATGGTGGACAATGGGCAGGTTGAGGCCGGCGAGCTGGTAAATATTGACGAGATGGTGGGCGGCACGGTTGACATTCCCTCCGGGGACTATGACGCCATGAAAGAGGAGGGGATTGAAAACCCCTCCGCACGGCTCTACTGGAAGGGCTACAACGAGTACATGAGCGAAATAGGCGAATGAGAGAGTCCCGCGAGGCGGCGGGTTTATACAGTAACGGCCAGCCCGGAGCCTATACCGGGCAAGGAGGAGCCATGGACAACCTAGCCAAAAGAATTGCAGAGTCGATCGCGGCGGCAATCATCGCCGATGGTGCGGCGAAAGCCTACATGAATGCCACAGACGAACAGAGAACCGAACTTGTTTTGGCCTACATGGAAAACGAGATCAGGAAGGTTGAGCGGATACAAGTCATGTACATAACAAACGACAGCTTCAAAGAGACGTTCCGCGCCGCTGTTTATGCGCTCTGCCTGTAACCAAGGGGCAACCATGAACTTCTCAATCCAGCTCCAGACAAAGACCTACTCACTATGTGCGCTATGGTTTCATGGTCGCCTGTTTCAAACCGTTTCTTGCTGCCTGTCCGGTGTCAAGGCACAGGTGCTTTGTATTCCATATTATCAGGAGGGGTAATCATGTGGTGCGAATTCTTTGTGTATTATGTTTTTGCTGCTGTTTTTTTCGCTGCGTTGGTTATCGTTGCCAGCGTGGTTTCCGCAATCAACGATCTCGAAAAGGAGGGATAACCATGCGGCTGGTAATGACCATGCGGTTTTCCACGGCTCGTGAGCTAGTCCGTGCGCTCAGAGCCTTGGCGGATCGCATGGAGAAAGACGGGGTTCCAGGCCCCGGATGCTACCCTAACTTGTATGACGCAAGGGGTAAAATTGTCGGGGCCTACCGGATCAAACCATTACGGACAGTTGCCTAGGAGGATTACGCTATGATCAAGTACGATGCCACACCCGAGGAGCAAGCCCTGATTTCTCTCATCGCAGACCGTGCCCTTAAATGCGCCCACCGTGACCGCCTCGCCATGCAGATGTACATCACGGCATGTCACTGTAACGGTTGCCCGCTGGATCTTGACGGGCTGCTAAACGCTAGCGATAAAGACTTTTTGCATGATGTGTTTTTCGTGATTGACCGGAGCTTGGACCGGGCAACCGGCAAGCTGTCTTGCGAGACTGTTCCCCGTTTCTCGATGGTGGCAAAATGACCGGGGAAGAGTACAGGTCCATTCGCAAAGAAATGCGCCTTACCCAGGCAGAGCTTGGGGTTACCCTTGGCATGTCACAGCAGGCAATAAACAGGATTGAAAACACCAGGGGGGCAACCAAGCAACAGGCGGCGGCTATTATTTTGCTGCGGGATCATCTGTTGCACTTGGCTAGATAATCCCAATAGCCTGCAAAATCTCTTCCAGGCTCGAAACAATCTGGTAATGCCCGGTCCAGGTTGTTTCGAGCTTTTTT